GTCTGCTATTATTGTTTCTTCGTTTATTCCTGTTCCACTTGTAATGGTTAATCTTGCCCCCATTAAGCCACTTACGGTGAAATCTGCGTTGCTGTCATAATAAACCGTTAATCCAGAGGCGGTTGCCGATGCCTTTGTCCCCACCTCTGTAAATGTTCCTGTTGCCCCATAAACATCATTTATACTGTCAGGGTCGTCTAATTGATAAACAAACTTATAATAGTTTCCTGTGTATATCTGACCTCCATCATTCGCGTCATAACCGAAAGCCCTACAATTAGCGTCTATGTTGTCGTGTTTAGTCCACTCCCCTATCTCATATTGATAATCAAGTATTAAATCGTTAGTGGTTGATGAGCCGTCAGATACGCCTAAGTAATAATCTTTTCCATTTACCGCACTGACCGCATAAGGTAGTCTGCTGTCGTTTAAGTCGTCCATAGTAGTTCTTATTAAAGACGATACTTCTTGCGTGGTAGTGCCGTTAAAGAAATAAACTATTCCACGCTTATCCAAGAAGATTAAGCCATTTTGCTGATTAAGCAATGTTATCGGTTGAACGGAGTTTTTAGCAATACAACCCACATCATCAACAACTTTACTTATTACATACAATTCATTACCACCTACATAAGATACCTTGTAAATGGAGTTTGTAAGGAATATGTAAAGGTTGTCATAAAGAACGCCCATTGCCTCTATTTCCTGACCACCTAACGCTGCTATGTCTATATAATCATCATCGTCCCAGTCATCTATTGTGCCTATCTTTGACCATCTTATTCGTGTGGGTTGTCGGACATCATCTATTGTTAAATTACCTAATATGAGATAGTTCTTCCACCAAACCACACACCTTGCGGTTAAATCATATGCCTCTGTAAGTCCTGTTAATTCCAGAAGCGAGGTTGCGGTTCCACTGCTCTTAAAAGGCGGGTCAACATCATTAACCCCGATTATGTAGTCAAGAGCCGTTACAAACACATATTGGTTATTTGGTGATACCGTAATACCGCTTGCCAAGACATCTGCTGAGGTTATATCGGTAAACTCCCCAGTATTAGCGTCGGAGTAAATTCTGTTATCGCATACCGCTGTCCAATATTCCGTGCCTGTTGAGAGTTTTGTGTAATAAAGTCCATTAACAGCCGCATAATCCCTGTCAGGTATATCAAGTATCTCGTTGGCGTTTACAAGGGAATAACCGTCTCTTTTGGTTGCCGAGTATGCTATATTTAGTTTAATGTTCTGTATGTCGCTTGCACGACCATCTTTTACCACAGGCGGCGATGAAGTATCATCTAATCCTCGGAAGCCGAGCAAATCTCCCTGAGGGAATACCCTTAACTTAGGGTCATCTAAGGCAAAAGCCGTTGTTGCTAAAAGTAATGTTAACCCAAATACAAATAGTTTTTTAGTCATATTAGTAGTTTAACCCAAATCCAGTTCCATAATATCCAGCTGCTACACTGTCTGCTAATCCTATTGGTCCTATATATCTGTTTCCACCGTGCCTTTGTAAAGTAGGTATGTAGTCAGGGTTCTGTGTGTCAGCCTTGACCATTGACCTTACCCCTGCTGCATATTTAGCCTGTATGCTGGTAAAATCAACTGCCTTGCCTTGATATTGAAGTATCTTGGCTAATATCGTTTACCAAGCGTCTTATTCTTGTGAAATACTCAAGATACATAGTTATCGCCGAGCCTGGTATAGGGTATAGACCTATCATTTTAAATCTTGCTGTTCTTTCCTCTGGTCCTAAAATCAATAACTCTGTTCCTGCGGTAAACTCACTTATTGTTATCTTGCCTGTTGTTTGTGCGGACTTGGAAACCTTTAATATTCTGCCTGCGTCATAAGTAAGCGTTCCATTGACTTCCGTAGTTCCATTAAGGTTCAATTCCTCACTTTGTAGGAAACCGTCTGTTGAATAGCCCACTATGGAAACCTTAAAAGTAGATGTATCACTTGTTGAGGCTGATACTATCTTGACCTTATCGTCGGTTGAAAGCCTTACCTTAACGCCTTCCTCTTCCCAAAGTCTGTAATAATAGGGGTTGCTTTCGGTTGTCGGGTCAGGTAAGAACTTATAAAATATCTCATCAGGCAGGTATCTAAGCCTTGTAGGGCTATCCGTCTGTCGTATGAGTGCTATCTTATCTACATCTCTTGGTAATTGGTATGTTTCCGTTGAGGCTACGGTCTCAAAGGTATGCTTTCTTCTTAAGAAAGTCCACAGGTGATTATATCCCCTTATGCCTATTTGTTCATACGCCCACGCTGGGTCATTTATCTCACAAAGAGTAATATTTATATACTCATCTATTGTGTCTGATATTTGAGTTTCCCTTGTGGTTGTTTCAAGATTTGTGCGAATTTCTTTAAGTGTTAAAATGGCTCACCTCCAATATATAAATAACTGTAACTAAATATTCCAAATAGTGATAAAAGCCAAATGTGGCTGGGATACCCCAATAAACTTGTTAAACAGAACCCAGCGAACATACTTACTATGGCTACTTGTTGTTTTGTTTTTTGTGCCTTGATAAAGCGTTTAAAATAATCAACAACACCCCATAGAATAGTCCCTAAGCCTATAAGCCCTAACTCAATAGTAAAGTGGTAAAACTCATTATGCAGGTGTCTCCAACCCAAGAACTCTGGTCTTTGCGCTATGCCGTTAATTATGCCTAATCCGTAGCCTGTTATGGGTTTTTGTTGAAATATAGGTATAAACCCTTTCCAAATCTCTAATCTGTGGTTTGATGAAGCAAAGACCATTAAGGACTTATACTTAAATAATATAACCCCCAATATCAATATAACACCCAATATAACCTCTCCCTTGTTAAATATGGGATAAAACCAAGAATAAAACGCTATGAGTAATAATGCTATAATTAACCCTGAAGAAGAGCCTGTTAAGAACAACACGCCTAAAGCACCCAATATCGCTAATCTGTTATAAGGGGGTTTAAGCAGAAAAAACACAGGGAGTAAGATACAAATATAATGGGCGTAGTGCATAGGGTTTCCTATTGTGCCTATTATGTCGTCAGGTAAAGAGGGGGTGTTGAAGTGCTGATAGAACTGGTCAAGGTTAAGTTTCTGGAGTATTGAATAAACTAAAACAACCCCTAAAACTACTGGTAGGTATCTTATAATTTTATCATAAACTTCTCTTCTTATATTGGTAATCATATCAAATAATATTATAATAGCGAGGAAATTAAAGTAAGAGAATATCAAACCTGCTGGGTATTGCCCTGTCTTGGAATAAACCCCTACAAAGTAATAAAGGGTTAATAAACTTGTCCATAAGAATAACGAGGCGAGAGGTTTTGACTTTTTAAATAAATGAAATGAGTATAAAAGTATAATGCCTAATTGAATAAAGAAACCCTGTCCGTGCCATATATCCATTTTAAAGAATATAAAGTTAGATAAAGACGCAAGGACTATTAGTAATACAAATATTTTCTCCGAGATTTTGTATAGCACTCTTTACACACAACCCTGTCTTTATGGTCTAATTTAAAGAGGTTTGTCATCTTACCACACTTAACACACTCAAACTGGGTATGCCCTGAATAACGATAGGGTGTTCCCCTGCGTGGGTTTTCAGGCACCTGTATCGTTGCACAACCCGATAAGATTAAAACCAATAGTATAATTAAATATCTCATAGTTTTTAAAAAAGGGCAGGGGGCAAAAGCCCCCCACCCAATTTATGTTTAGTCGTCGCTAAACCTTGCTATGTCAACAAATATGGGTATCATTACCCCATCTTGTCCATCGCTTTCGCCATAGCCACCGTAAGAGGTGGATACGGGACTTGCATAAATACAGAAACCTAAAGAAGCATTATCTGCATTGCTGCCGCCGAAATCACCGCAAAGACCGGCAGTCGTGAAGGTTCCAACCAAATCTGCCGCCGTTACCGCATCAGAACTATCCGCAGTTCTGACATATGTCGGACCATAAACAGATATGGTTCCAACACTTGCTGTTTTCAGCGTTGGGTCAACAACTACGCCAGCAACTAATACATCATCAGCTGTGGTTGTTGTGTTTACCCAACCCGTTCTATAAGCGTAACTTGCATCTGTGGTATCCGCATCCATATCCCAAACAACTACCGTGCCAGAGGTTAAATCTGAACCAGAGTTATTATAAACCTGCTGTGTCCAAATCTCTGCAGCGTTCTTTGGGTCTGATGCTATCGGAATACCAGCAGCGTAACTTATTCCCGACAACCCTAACACCAACAGGGCTACCAAGGAAAATCTTAAAAAATTCTTCATCTTACTTCTCCTTACCCTGTTATCTGAGTTATCACGCCTTGTGTCCTGCGTGAACCAGTGGTTAAATTGCCGAAAAGATACATTAACGCTGTTTTTGACAACTGGTTGTGAGCCTGTTGGAACGGGATAACTTTCATATTACCCTGTTTTAAGACCTGCAACCAGAGACTGTCCGTGTCTATGTAATACATATGTTCCGCTGGACAGTTGTCATCAAATAATACAGGCATAGTAGCATATTTGAGGTTCAAGAACCCTGCGTCTGCTAATTCTGTATCTGTATATCTGATTTGTGGTGTTAAACCGATTTCATATAAACCATAAATTTTCTTTGTGGTTAATATTGCTCTCGGTCCTTTTCTTCCAAATGTACAGTTGTTTAACAATGCGTTCATCTGGGTAAGACCAGCCTCGGAAGTATTAAATGCACTAATCTCCGTTGTGTAGGTCTGATTTCTCCAATATGAATAATCTACCGCACTGATACCACCAACATCTGTTTGTGCTGACGGATTATCAGAAATTAAATTCTGTAATCCATCAAAATCGTTCGCTACCGAACCATCTTTCCACACTTGCTCGCCAAGCACTTCTGTCATTGACAACTCTGCTGCCATACGCACTTCTTCTGCATAATCCAGAAGTTTTTCCTTATTACCAGCGTTCTGTGCCTCTTCCACTGTTGACATAACCAGTGAACCAGCCACAATCTTAATCGGAAAATCTGCCCTTGTGATATCGTCCATAATGGGCGTATCAATGACATCAAGTTTTCCGTAAGACTTAAACGAGGAATTGATTAGGTAATAAAGGGGGTGCGTAAATGACCGACCACCGCCAACTGGCTTTATATTGCCCTTTTTCTTGAGCAAATAACATAAAGCATTGTTAGAGGTAATATTGTCAAATATTTCAGAGGCGTGGTTTTGAAGTGTCAGCGTAGCGACTCTGTCAAAATTTGTATTACTCACGCTTCGTTTCTCCTTTTAGGAGATAGTTCTATAAGGTGCCTTTTTCCATCTTTTCAAGATTTACCGCAAACTCCTCACGAAAACTTAACTTCGGAGCAGGTTTTACACTTGCTGGAATACTTGCAGAGGTTTCAACATTGGCAGCCTTTTTAGCCACTATCTTCTTTTGATATTGCTGTTTAGCCTTTTGTTGTTCTTGTCGTATTCCACGGGGTCCCATAACACCCCAATATGCTTCGTCTGGAGTCAGATTAAAACCAATGCGTGATGCGTCTGTAATACGCTTGGCTATTTCCATTTCCTCTGGCGAGTTGGGTTTAACATCAGGATGATTGTTCCTGAACTGCTGAACCTTCATCTGGGCAAGTTCCCTTGCACCAGCGTCAAGCATAGGGCTTATAGACTGGATTTTTTTATCCGCTATTGCCGTTGCCCTTTCCTCTATCCTTTTGTCAATTCCCTGCCAGAAGATTTTGGTGTCATTATCCATACCCGCATAAGGGTCTTGGTTTGGCTGCTGATAGCGAAGTTGCTCCTGTCTTTGAGCAATCTGCTGTTCTAACTGGCTCTTAAACCAGTTTTTCTCGTCAACAACCTCTTTTAGCCGTGAATACGGCACACGAGGCTCCTCTTCCTGAACCTCTTGTTGCTCCTGTTGTGGTTCCTGTTCTGGACTTACGCCTTGTTCCGCAGGTGGCGACTGCGTGTCCAAAACCTGTTGCTTTGCTTCTTCCTGAACCTCTGGTGAAGAGGCTACCGCACCTTCTAATGCCGATGGGGTCGGCTGTGCTTCTACTCCCTGTTTCTCTTGTTCCATAACTTCCTCCATTATTTTACATCGGAAAACGCCGAAGTCGTATTAGTTTTAAGATAACTAATAAACCTTAACTCACATAGGGCATAACGCTACTTGAACCTGAACTCTTGTCGCTTGCTTTTCTTGTAAATACCTCTCCTACTGCGTCTTCAAGGGAATATTCTTTTTCTATTTCTTTCTTTTTCTTTTTCCCCATAACCCACAATAAAAGATAACCAAGAGAATTAAGTAATAGGTTATCCCCTTTTTTGTTCTTTCCTATTTCGTTGGTCAATGCCTGTTCAAGCATTATTTTTTCTTTCTGATTTTAGTTCCATACTTCTTAGCCCATCTCTTTGCAAGTTTCGGTTTTTTTGCATAGAGGTATGCTCTTTGTTTTTTAGATTTAAAGGGCATTATTTTTTCTTTCTCTTTTTCTTCTTTCGTTTCTTCCCGTAATTTGGAGTCGTCATTGACTCCTGTCTTGTGTAGCTCATTTCTTTACCAAATTATTTTTTGTTCCTCTTGAGGGATACCTTGACTTGGATATTCCGTTTGCCCCTACTGCCCCTGAACGGGGACCCTGTGAGGGGGTTCTTCTGTTTCCGTCTGCTCTTGCTGACATACTTCCTTTTGCCTTCTTCATAACTCTAAAATCCTCCTTTTTCCAATGTTATCCACAACCCTACTTTTATCTTAAATCTACCTACTTATCCACAGGTTATTAACAGGTTATCCACAGGCAAACAAACTAAACTGGTTTTAAGGGCAGTTTATTAAGACTGCGATATAACCTGTGTCTATTTACCTCTTACTTACTTTATCTATCTCTCTGCCCTTTTTCAAGATAGATATTGCTCATAAGATATATGAAGCCCAAAAATTAAGAAGGTAGCCAGTGCCAGTTACACCGTGCAGTTCTACATCATTCCTACATTGAGACCGCCTTAACGGTGTTTCGTTTTTAAGGATAAGAAACGGTAATAAACCTTTCATCTTGCTTTCCAACCTCTACTACATCTATCTAAACCAGAGTAAGAGTAATAAGTCTTGCCTACCCCTTTTGCCTCTACTCCCTTATGTTCCTTGTTGTCGCCTGCCATTTGTATTTTGTTTTCTCTCATATATCTTTTTTTTTCTGAAAGCGAACTAAACTCTCTATTAAGTGCCTTGTCAAAGTATTTAGTCCCGCCCTTAGGAAACCATACGGGACCATTAAGTCCAGCGTTTGGCGACACAGGCATCTTTTCTGTCCTTTTCCAAGTTTTATTTTCTTCGTCATATTTATATACCCCGTGAGAACCTTTTTCAAATCCTGTCCATATGCCCATTAGTAAATCTCCTTCATTCTTGATTTAATATAATCTTTTGTATTTGTTTTCCACTCGGAACTCTTGTGGGAACAATTTTCCTGAGTTGATAATTTGTCTATAATGGAAAATAGTCCTTCTATCAAGTGATGAGATAAATCCCCCTCAGCATATATGGAACATTTAATTTTACCTCCGAGAGGTTGGTAATACTTTAACTGAATATCTACTTCATTATCTTTCATTTTTAGTTCTATCATATTAAATCCATTTCGGTATTGTGTGTAAGTTAGTAGGTTTGTAATCCATTTTAAAGTTGTTATCTGAACCCTTGTTTTCCTTGATAAAGGGTAAAATCTTTTTAAAGGTGCCTATAAGGTCTTCGTTGTATTCGTGAAACTTTATCTTTAAATAACAAGGTGCTCTTTTTGCCCCTATATCTTTTAAGACCTGAACCCTGTGATTTCCTCTTGTTACAACTAACTTATCTGGTTTCTCGTGCATATTCCATTCAACATCTATTGGGTTGACCATACCTGAGTTCATTAAATCGTTTCTTAACGCCATCAGGTTTTTTGAAGAAATTATCCCTACACCTGATGTATCTAAGGCGTTTAAGTCTATGTCAATGACACCAAATATCGCCTGATAGGTTGAACTATGCAATTGGGAAATTTCCTCCCTTTTCACCTTGCCCACTCATTATATCGGCTATGTTGGGCGGTTGAGGTGTTTTCTGGGAGTTCTGATTACCCCCACCCTGAGAAGCCCCTAGTTGTCCTTGTGGTAATAAGCCTGTTGTTTGGGGTCCTATAGGTTGAATAATCTTTCCTATGTCCGTAAAGACATATGGGAATAATGAGGCATATTTCTTTCCGAACTCCGCAAGGTTTATCTTGTAACCCTGTTGTTGGAAGCCCATCATAACGCCTTGCTGTGTAAGTATCTGTGCAATTCTTTCTACCTGCGACCTTAACACTGGTAAATCAGGTTTTTCTATGGAAGATACATCAATTCTAAAGGAATATTCCCCTTTTGATAGTTTATCCGCAAGTTCAGGCGTAACGGGTTTCATCCAGTCAAACTTTGCCATACCTGTTGTCTCGTCATAGCCAGCCTCGCCTGTAATGAGTTCAATCTCTTCTAAATCAACGAACTGCCTTATGACCTGCCATAACTTTCTTGACTGCCTTGAAGCAAAGTCACCGACCATATCAAACTTATCGCTTAATCTTAGGTTTTGACCTGCCTGACCTATCTGTGCCTCTGTTGCGGTCTCTGCTGTGGTCATACCCATAAGTTGTGCTCGTGTTAAACCTGTCTCTAAGAGGATTATGTCTAAGATTTTATCAATAAACAGTGTTATGTCTGCCTTAACCTGTGTGAAATTGCTTTCATAAACCACATCTTTGGGGGATTTATTGCAGTCAACTATGGAACCTATATTTCCGTCTCTAAGGGCTATCTTGCCTTGCTCGGTAATGCCTGTTTCATCAACAAAAACCTTAGGAACATACTTGTCTATCTGTTCTAATATGCTGTCAAAGGTCTGAGCCGCCCTGTCCTGCAAGCCCTTAACAATATCTATGTCAGACTTAGGGTATAGTTTATGCAGGTGCTTGTTAAATGCAAGCACCTCAAACTGAAAACCGTCCATCTCATAGATACTTTTCTCGTGCCTTAGGGCTTTGTAGTCGGAACCGTCTTTTGCAAGGGTGAGAATATTTATTCCCTCGTCGGTCTTGTAATGTATCTCATAAAGGTCTATGGTTTTAAAGTTATCTATCTGCGTTTCAGGGACATCTCTTGTGATGGTGTCGTTAATGGGAGAACCCTCTAACTTGCCTGTATTTGAATAGCCCTTATTTCCCTTGACATCTGATAATAGTTTGGTGATGGTGTGGCATACCCACCTTGCATTATGTATGTCGTTAGCCATTGGGTCTATAATAAAGTTAAAAGGATTTACCCAAGTAACATACGGACTTTCTGCTCTTATATACTCGTTTAGTTCTATGTTTTCTTTTTTCTCCGGTTCTTTGGGTTTCTTTAGCCCGAGTTTTTCTAAGATACCCTGTGTCTTGGCTTTCTCTCGGTTCTTCTCCAAGTTCTCGTCGGGAATATCGCTTCCAAACTTTGTTGCGTAACCTATTTTACAGACACCCATACCCAATACATAGGCGTCAAAGATAATCTGTCGGTTTGCACTCTTTAGGTCAAGTTCATTAAAGTAGTAATTAAGCAACGCCCCTGCGTATGCGGAACTATCCTCGTCATCACTTCTTTTGGGGGTAGCGGTTACATAGGGGTTCTTCCAGAAAAGGGTAGGGATTATATTTTTAACAAGTGGAAAGATAACATTTATCGTGGTGATGGGTTCATCGGCAATAGTATAGTCGGTAAGCAATTTTCCAGATACACCCGTCTCAAAGTAATCTATGTTCTCGCCTGCTTTTTCCTTTTTGCCTTTTTCGTATTGACCGAAGTTGTCGTCCCTGAACTTCTCGCCGTTAGTTATTTCCGTTTGCCAGCGGCTAACCTCATCCGATGTTATTTTTATCATTTTCCCCTCATTCTTTTATAATACAATAATCTTGGATTACATTTCCTTTTTCATCAATAGGTTTTAACTGAACGCCAGCGTTGTCTCTACCTGTCTTCTTAACTTTCTTGGTAATCGGTTGTTTCTTTTTACTTGTTGGTCTAACCATCTTCTCTCCAGTTCTGCAGGGCTATTATGAGGCAAATCAGCCTTTTTAACTACCCCGCCTTTTCTAATTAGTGGTAAATGATATGCTAAACTATCTAAAATATCGTCGTGCGGTGCAGAAGGAAACTGTATCATCTGATATGCTAATTCAGAAAAAGCACCCTCTAATAATTCAAACTCAGACCCTGGGAATTTTAAAGCATGCCTCTCGTGATAGGGTTGCAAACCACGAATTCTTGTTTCCTTACTTTCTCCCCTCCGTGAAGATGCGGTAAATTCCTCCACACCAAATAAATTAAAATTATCTTTTTCTCTTTCCTCGGCTATGCGTCTTTCCAATTCCATACGAAGCATGCCTCGGAAAAAATTTTCCTCTATTCCTAATTTTTTAAATTTATATATAAAATTCAATCTGAGTATTTCATCAACTATCTCCGACGGTTGCAAATGCTTATTGGTAATCTCCAAGATATACATATCCATCTTATGGTCTGTTCCTACAACAGTTATTGCAGTAAAGTCCTCCCCCTTTCCAGCGGGGTCAACAGTTGCGGTAATATATAAATCTTCTTTCTTAACAGCCCCGTAAAAAGCAAAATCTTTTGTTTTAAATACAGCTGTATCTGCATCTACTGGGCTATTTCTATAAAGACAGGAGTATGTATAACTACCCTGGTTTCTTTTCTGGCTATCAAGAAATTCCTTTGAGAGACCTATATCTTTGAAGCAGTATTCTCCATATTTAGGGTCATCTTCACCGTCCACTATTATAATGCTGAATACTTTTGTTGTTTTGTTCTCAGCAATAATGCGTCCATATAAATCGCCGAAGTGCCACCTTGTCCCTACGATTAAAACCTCACCCCCAGGCTTTAACAAAGACAAGGCTCGCTTATAACACTCTGCCACCTTGTCCATCTGTTCCTTAGTTGTGATATTCTTATCTGATACTATATCATCAAAGATAATAGTATCATAGTGCATACCGACCTTGCTTGTCTCTATACCGCCTGTATCTACGGAGGGTTCTGGATAGGCACTGTTCCTTGCCCTTATGACTATCTGGCTTTCGTTCCACTTAGCCTTCGGGTCCGTAGGTGTCCACTGAAAGGCAGAATTAAATAAAGACCCCGACACACTACCATCTATGTGGGATTTAATGGAGGAAAGAAAACCATTGGCTTTAGCGGAGGCATCGGAATAAATAAGTATCCTTTTGTTTGGGTCGTTAACCAAATCCTTAATGCTTTTGCCTATTGTGCATATGGTTGACTTAAAGGAATATCTTGGCATCAATACAAGTTTAAATAAAGCCTTCTTCTCCAAAAACTGACAAAGGTCTTTATGAATGTGGTTTAAATCTTTATACCCAAGGTATTCCCTTGAAAAATCATAAAGCCCTAAGGACTTAGCCTTTTTTTGTGTTAGATATGCTTTATCTTCGTAGGTTAATTCCACTACTTAACCCCCCTTGAATTGCCTATTACCGCCATTATTATATCTTTAAGTTTGTGCTTAATTCTTGCCACCCATACCTACCTATCAATAAAAGAGCATCGTGCCTTAGGAGGCATATATGAGCCATTTAGAGCTATTGTGTGAGCACAAATAAAATACCGCCTTCTTATTGGGAACAAGCCGTTATTCCACCACTTAACCCTATAAGCATAAGTGTCTTGTTCATATCAATAGTGCAAGCAGGACAACAACCTACTATTGAACCGTTATAAGTTTTTAATGGCTGGACATTCTCTCTGTGTTGCTTACATACTCTACATTTACTTATTGGATTTTGTCCGCTCATATTTAATCTTCTCCAAAAAATATAATGCTAATAAAAAACATAATATATAACTAAATTCTTTTATAAACATAATATATAAAACTTTCTAAAAATGATAGCCGCAGGTAGTAGGTGGTATATTCACTTTCTCA